GAAACCCTTGTCAAGATACTTGAGAAGCTGGACCACTTAGACGAGGTTCCTGCACGCTTGAGAGAGGTAGAGCTGACACTTGCTCGCCTGGCTTGGATTGAAAAGATTGCCTACACAGGTTTAGCTGCTTCCGTTGTATCCCTTATTGGCCTAATTATTGGAGTTGTAAACAGATGACATCAAAACCACAAATGCCCTTAGACGGCAAGTTCGGCAAAGACTGGAAAGTCACCAGCCCTTTCGGTTGGAGAATCCACCCTATTGAGAAGTACAAGAAGCACCACAACGGCGTAGATCTCTGGGGACCAAAGGCAAAGATTTGGAACGAAGCCTGGCACGATGGCAAGGTCATTGCTGCTGGAACATCAAAGCTAAAGAATCCAGACGGCTCACTAGGTGGGGTTGGCTACTATGTTGACCTAAGAGTAATCATTGACGGCGAGGCTTATGTCACACGCTACGCTCACATGGTCGAGGGTTCTCTAACTGTTGTCAAGGGTGAGAAGGTCAAGGCCGGTACTCGACTAGGGATCATGGGCAACACCGGTGCATCTGCTGGCAGACACCTGCACTTTGAGATTTGCAAGGGTCGGGTTCACCGCTGGACATCTGACGGCAAGGGCTTTGTAGACCCACTCAAGTTTGTCAAGGCCACCATCGCTAAGTGGGAACTAAACGCAGAAGTCAACCTAGCAACACCTGACACAGATGAGGTAGCCCCTGCACCAGTCCACGAACCAGTCCCAGTAGTAAAAGCCCCTAAACCCCCAAAGGTGCAACCCAAACTTGGTAAGTAAACTAGCCAAAAAGAAAAGCCTACGACTTATGTTTGTGGGCTTTTTTCTTTTCTTTATGGTCTGGCAACCAACCCCTGCCTACGCTGCTCAAGCTTGGGCCACAATTACCTGTGCCGACTCAACTGGCAATCAACAAAGCTATGCGACAGGATGGAACAATGAAAACAACTACTTCATGGATAAAGGCAACATTGCCCAACACTTTTGCGAGGGTGGTTGGGCTGGCCAGCTCACCACTTTTGTTGGTGTTGTATCTAGTGACGGCACTGAGCTGGATCCTGCTTTGCTTTTCCATCCTGGCTACATTGCTCCTAGTCCTATCAGTCCCACTCCTAGCCCTGAAACTGCACCAGAAACTGAGCAAGTCCAACGCACCGAGGATGTGAGTCGAGATGTTGAAAGAACCGAAACAGTTGAACGCACAGAGGATGTGGCTCGCACTGAGGAAGTTGTCAGAGAGCCTGAGCCAGTGGCTCCGGTGGCTCCCATAGAGCCAGAGCCAACCCCTGAACCTACCCCTACACCCACCCCAGAACCAGAGCCTAGTCCCACAAGCCCTGTGAGGCCTGTAGAGCCAACAAAGCCCCCAGAGGTCATAACACCTACCCCAGAGCCTACTGAGGCTCCTACGAGCCCTACAGAGCCGACAATTCCGAGCGAGCCTACGCCTGAGGCTATTTTGCCAGAGGAAACAATAAGCATTGAACTAGCGTTAGAGGCAGTCGGTAAACTTGTAGATAACCTACGCTCAATCGGGTCGGATCTAAGTCCAGAAGTACGAGAACAGGCACAGCAAGTAATTGTTGCCTCTGTTATCGTCACCCAGGTCGCATTAGCAGGTAGGAAACCTTGAGGTTTATCAAAGACCAACTAGAACAAGCTTGGACCATTGTTGGTCTAGCTATCGCTTGGGTCGTACTCGAAGGCACAGCTAAAGACTTTGCAGGTTGGGCCATCCTTATTACTATCGCCCTTTGGGCAGCAACTTACCCTCTACGAAAGGACTGACCTATGTGGTTAGACATTGCACGCAGAACCCTAGCTGTAATCATCTTGAAGGTCACAGGCATCTTTGTCGGTGGAGCAGTTATCGGTCTTGAGGTAGCTCAGGCAGTAGCAATGGCAGCCTTCGCTGGAATCATAGATGTAGCACAGGAGCTATCTCGCTCATACCTAGCAGACGGCCAGATTGACGCTGACGAGATCAACAAGTCTTTTGGCAAGATTGCCGATAAGACTGACAAAAAGGGCTAACCCCTTAGCTTCTGTCTTTCATCGGCAGTAGTGCCACCCCAGATGCCTACCATGTGGGCTGATAGGGCATAGTCAAAGCACCTTGCCTTTACAGTACAGTCATTGCAGACTTCCTTAGCTACAGCAATCAGCTTTTTACGCAGGTACAAGTCTGGCTCATCCTCTGGGAAAAAGCACTCTGGCAACTGGCTACATTGAACACCCCCATTTTCAGTTATGGCGTGTTGAAGCTCAATGTATTTTCTTTCGAGTTGTCTTGTCATAGGGTCAACTTAGACTAATCTCAAGCTAAATGGCAAATCCACGCCGAGAGAGTTAGCGTGGATTGCCGGACAAGATGAAAGAGAGGGAACACCTTGCCAGTATCAAAACTACCAAGCGAAACCAACCAGTTGCTTGAGGCAACCCTGCTAGGGGACTTTGCCAATGGCAGTCCTGAGTGGCATGAGCTACGCAATGAGCCAGGTGCAATCGGTGGCAGTGACATCGCCGCTTGTGGAGGGCTATCAAGTTGGACCTCACCCATAACTTTATGGGCTAAGAAAACAGGACAGATACCTGATGAGGTCACACCTAACATGAGCATGAAGCTCGGCACAATTCTTGAGGAACCAATTCTGCAACTGTTTGCAGACGAGCATCCTGAGCTAGAGATCTTGACAACAGGAACTTGGGCAAACAAAACCTACCCTTGGATGAGAGCAAACCCAGACGGACTTTACAAAACCGCTGATGGTGAGTGGGGCATTGTTGAGGTCAAGTTCTCTCGTGACTACTGGACACAAGTGCCACAGAGCTATCGGGCACAAGTGCTTTGGTACATGAAGGTGTTTGGCATTAGACAGGCAAAGCTTGTAGCACTTGCTGGGTCAAGCTATCAAGAGTATGACATTGAGTGGGATGAGTTTGAGGCAGATACTTTGTTTGATGCTGCTGTTAGATTCCGGCAAGCTTGCCTTGACTTCAAGATGCCTGACTGGGATGGTAGCAACTCAACACTTGAAACTGTCAGAGCCTTGAACCCTAACATTGAGGATGGCGAGGTTGACCTAGATGAGCTTGGTGTGCATTACTTCAACGCTGTGACAGATGCCGAGTCAGCTAACACTAAATTGACTGAGCTAAAGAGCAGAGTAATCAAAGCAATGGAAGGTAAAAAGCGAGGGCTAGTTTATGGGGACCACCTGATTAGCCTGAGATCAAGAGCTGGTGGGATGCCTTACTTGCACCACGAGAAGGCAAAATGAAAGCCTTTAGCCAAGAGCTTTACGACACCGATGACAAGGCTAAACACCTCATCATTGGCTACCTAGAATCAAACGGCTGGGATGCTTGGGTCAACCCTGACAAGTACGGCATTGACCTACTGGCACTTGACCCTAATGGCATTGAGTACCAGGTAGAAGTAGAGGTCAAGCACAACTGGACAGGGGACAGATTCCCTTACCCAACACTGCACTTTTCTGAGCGTAAGCAAAAGTTTATTGACGGCCAGAGGATGACCTTGTTTATGACTATCAACCACGATTTGACTCAGGCCCTAGTTGCTTTTGAGCAGGAATTGTCAGAGGCTCGGACTATCGTAAAAGACACAAGCTACACAAAACAAGAAAAGTTTTTAGAGGTCAGTGCACATAGCTGTCAGCTAATCACACTACAGAAGGGCAAGTAAATGGCACAGAACTACAAGGGTCCATTGGACTACATAGATGTTGCAACACGCATTGTTGAGTTTAGGGAGAAGTTTCCACAAGGCTCACTACAACAGGTCAAGTATGAGTTTGTAGTGGTCAACAACAAGAGCTGGATTGTTTACACAGCAGCCGCTTATCGCACACCAGATGATGAGCGACCTGGCATTGGCACAGCTTGGGAGCCTATCCCTGGTCCGACAAACTTTACAAGAGATAGTGAAGTGCAAAACGCTGAAACTGCTGCATGGGGTAGAGCGATGGTTGCTGCCTTAGCTGTTGACACTAAAAAGGGCATTGCCTCATCTGAGGAAGTACGCAACCGACAGGTCAAAAGCTCTGCAAGCTCTAAAGACTGGATTGCAATGGCTACGGATCTAGGCAATGACATCGAGGGGCTACGATTGCTTTATAGCCAAGCCAAGACTGCTAATGCAGCACCGGCAACTCTCGCAAAGATACAGGAACTAGCAGTTGGACCGACAAGCACAGAGGATACTACTGACCTCAATAGTTGAGCTTCAAGAGTGTCTGCAACAGCAGTTTGACCGAGGTGAGCTTGACCTTGTATCAGAGCTGTGGCAACTACAAAGAGAGAGAGCGAGAAGGCTAAGAGATGGAAATTATTACACCGAGCCACATAGTCCAGGAACTCCAACGCATAACATCGGAGATGGACAAGGGGGCTAATGCCCTCTATGACGCTGAGTGCAAAATGGCAGATGCTGAGGCTGCTTATGACAAGGCAGTATCTTTAGCCTTTATCAACAACGCTGGGACTGTTGCAGACCGGCAAGCTGTGGCTAAGTTGCAAGCAGTAGAGGAAAAGCTAAAGGCTGATCTAGCCAAAGCTGAATACAACAGGGTCCGAACCAAGCTAAAAACCCTCTCAGACCAAGCCACAATCATGGCTGTAATCAGCAAAAATGTCGAAATACAGTGGAAACACGCCTAGCTGGTAGCCTACTTGGGTGATTGCCGAAACCTGTAGCTGTGGGGCTAAGTTCAAGACTGACGAGCCTAATCCCATTGTGCTAGTCAGAGAATGGCGAAGGAAACACACTTGCCAGGACAGTGCAGATGAGTTGCGTGACATCGAAACAACAAGCACCATCGGATTTAGTGCAGACTACAAAGGCACAGGCCTAGACATCCCTGCTAAAGAGTACGACCCTTGGGGCGATGATGAATAAAAAGAGCTTTCAGAAGTTCCTAGATCGTGACAAGTGTTGCTCGCACTGTGGCACTACAGATGACACGCTTATCCCTCAGCACCGAAAGAATCGGGGCATGGGGGGCAGTAAAGACCTAGACAGACCTAGCAACATCATTGTGCTTTGCTCAGAGGCTAACGGCTTGCTTGAGTCAAACAGCAAGTTTGCCGAGCTGGGCAGGAAGTTTGGCTGGAAGCTAGAGAGATGGCAAGAGCCTGAAAGCACCCCTGTTTACATGGGCAACGGCTGGTTCCTGCTGGACAACGATTACAACACGCACAGGGTAGAGCATGACATCGAATACTTTTAGGGTGCTAAGGTAAAACCATAACTAAATAAAAGGCCCCCCTGAGATAACTCAGAAGGGCCGATACCAACAACTGGACTGTTGGCATCCCTACTAATCATAGTGTGCCAACTCATTAGAGAAAGGCACATTTTATGTTTAACTGGGAGAATAAAACACTCGCCGAGGTACTAGAGATGTACGGCGGCAACATCTTTATGGCAGAGATGGATTACCGAGCTATGGGCTTGACCCCTGGCGATTGGGTAATGCTAGTCAAAGAGGGCTACGATTACAAAGTCGTAAGCCCAACAGTAATGATGCTGATGGCTGAGAGAGCAGAAGCGTCATGCCTCTAATTCGAGGGCACCACACCTTTGATGACCACTTCACCCAGATACCTAATGACTGGGTAAGGGATTCTCGATTGACCCTAAAAGCCATTGGGCTACTCACGCAACTGATGAGCCACCGACCTGGTTGGAACATGAGCGTTAGCAGCTTGGCAAGGTTCAACAAGACCGGAGTGGACACAATAAAATCGGCAGTCAAAGAGCTTGAACTCTATGGCTACCTAACTAGATCAGGTAAGCAAGAACACAACGATGACGGTACCTTTGCCGACTTTGTTTGGACTACTGCTGACCCCTTCCAAAACCCCGATACGGTGAAATCCGTTAGCGGTAAACAGGACACAAAGAACACTATTACTAAAGAACACCAAAGAACTAAGAATAAACAAGAGAATAAAGCAAGCAAAATTACAGATGATTGGCAACCTGCTCAAAAGATTATTGACGAGTACCCAACCAAATACCCTGGCTTGAACTACGCCAAAGAGCTTGCTAAGTTCATCAACTACTACACCTCAAAAGCTGAGAGTAGAAAAGACTGGAACGCTAGCTATCGCAACTGGCTTATCAACGCAATGGACTATCAAGGCATCAAACCAGAGGAACAAAACAAACCCCTACAAAAGCTAAAGATCGGCAAATGGCATGAGTGAGTTTGAGCTTTCAGTAATCGGCTCCATACTGCTGACCAACGGCAAGGCACTCGATGACCTGACCTTGGCACCGGATGACTTCCTAGATCCGAGCCACGAGATTATCTACAAGACCATGCTGGAGATGAAG